GGCCTGTGTTGCTCTAGATGACCAGTCTAGAACCCGCGAAACGGTACACAAATAGTTTTCCCACTATGGTCATAAGACCGCCAGCACCACACTTACAATAGGTTATTACTCGGAGGGGTCGGGTGAAAAAGCCGTCCGGAAAGGGCAGAACATTATCCGTAGTCTTTCCTGATCACTTGCCTGATCAAGTCGGAATCGTAATGATATCCTGCCTTGGATGATAATATAATGAGATTCAGCTCATCCATTTGCGCGGATGTAAATCCATATCTACGCGCTACTGAATCATCAGAAAGGGCACCCGATGACAGACCCCTGTCTTCGGTTTTTTGATGCTGCAACATTTTCATACGTGGTTTGATAATGAAACGTTTGCGAACTGCGGAATAGAATCCACAGTTACCAGCATGCTGGAGAGATCTGGCTATCTCGGAACGATACTTATCGAACCTCAAAGCGTCACTCTTTTTGCCCGGGACGTCGCCCCGCACTCTACCACAAGTCCTTAAGAAGACCCCGAGGTTGAGCACACATGACAACTCCCCTTCCCTAGTATAACAGGGGGAATGTTTTAAGAATTGTAGTTCCTCTATGTGGTTGCATTTAAACAACTTGACAATAAAACCTACACGCCTTGCGGCTAGCTCCACGTATCTGTCATAATTGCCGGCATGAGTGTCTATATTTTTACTGATACTTAAACCAATAATCAAGTTGCACAAACAATTAGAAACGGTGGTTAACACTGATCCGGAGTATAAAGATCTACCAAAGCGGCTCTTGAGCATAACCTTTCCTTCGGTAAATCTAACTTTTAGAGGCAGTTTTAATTGGTCGAAGGCTCCGCGGACATCTTCGGTAAACCTTGAATCCGCGGTCATAATCTCCTCCAATATTTGAAAAACTGGTTCATAATTACTTCCGTCACATGCTGAAATGTCCATGTTCCCGACGTAACTCCCATAATCGAGAGATATGCATGAATCGTCGGAAAAACAAACCATAACCACCTTGTACGTAGAGAACCACAACTCCTTAAACGCGGCCACCAAATCATCGTGTTTAGGTGCCTTAACGAATATGTATAAAAACTCCCTGCCAATCTGGAAGTGTTGAAATGCGCTTTTGACCTGATCCATGATCAGGCCACACCTGGTGGAACCTGGTGTGCCGATGTCAGCAACAGCGCGTAAATATTTATCTCTCGGTAACCACTCACCCTTCTTACACTTGTAATTTACATACTTGCAGTAAGCGTTGTCTATTCCGTGAGCGACTATGAGAGAGTTAGCTCTGATTTTTAATTGTTTCTTTGGCATGGGCTGATTAAGCCATCTTAAATAAAGTTCCTCCCTAGTCTCGTTTCGTAGCAAGTCGATCAATTTAGCTTTGGTCTCATCAATAAATTTCCTGAGTGGTCCGCCTAAATATGAAGGCATCAGGTATTGGTTGAGAATAAGCGTCGCATGAAGACCCGGTTGTAAAGGTTTACGGACCTGTGTCATACGCCGAATGGCGCCAACAAGTCCTCGGTCGTCCGATTTAAGGGGAACGAAGTCGTGCCTAAAACAAGGCCCGATGAGGGTGTGATATTCTTTATCTTGAAAAGACTCAGGAAATTCAATCAACTCGCCCCTCCTAAATAAATGTTGATTGTGCTGATTAATTACATACTGAAACCTTTGACTATTTACAAATGTAGGATCAAAAATTGTGGCTAGAGGACGTACCCTACACATCCCAAAGTATTCGTCCCCGCCTTCCAATCAATATTGTGCGTCTTGCATTCGCCTACCAGTAGATACGGCGAAGCCAGACATGTCGTGGTTAAGTAGCAAAATCTCTTGATAAATCGCTATGGCTGTGTCTCTCTTTACGGCCTGGGGCAAATTGGGATGTCCCCTAGCGACGTCGCTCAAAATGAACCGTGGCAGATCATCGGTGATTATGGAGCTAACCCTTCTGTTAAAAATGTCACCGTTTAAGGCGGGGAGATACACTCGACCAATTCGAGACCGGAAATACCCTAAACGTCCGAAAAAGGATGTGGCATCGGTACTGTCGTGGGGGTTGGTGTTAGCAAACCAATTTATGTTGGTCATCCCGCCGTAATTCACGTTGGGTTCTGGCGGTAATACAGGTACCACAAACCCAGCAGCGATGAAAGCGGGTATGGCCGCAATCATCAAAAAGAACGGAAGTATCAACCTATTCCACAACAGACCTGCGATTTGTGTGAAGACCATGTTCATACCCATAGCTGTGGGAGGCGCAAAGAAATAATACAAAACTCTTTGTCCGTAATTTTCTTCAAGGAGTTCAGGATTGGGTTCCTCTTCTGGAATCTCGGGATTATCAGCTAAGTGTCCGTCAATCGGAACAGGATCTGGTATGTTCTCCGGGGCGCGTCCGTCCCCTTCGTGATGTACAACAGGAGCTCTGATGGGTAATCGTTGGAAAATCCTGGTGTCTAAATGAGTAATGGCCCGACACAACGGGCAATGTAAAGGATTTCCCGGACCGGCTTGAACGTGCATCCCAAAAGCACAATCAAGACATGTGTTATGTGCGCGACAAGAGAAAAAGAACGCTCTTCTCCAATGACCCGGTCTATTATCACAAACCGAATCACACACGCAACAATTCTGCGGAGGCGGGAGGGGTGGTCTGGCCCCCCTCGCCTGGCCGGGTCGCTGGTGTTGGTGGTTCTGTGCCTCCCTTCTGGCACGTTCAAGATCGCCCAAGGCCGCTAAATCATCGGCATTAGTAGCTTCGCCATTGTTACCGTTAAGCGTTGGAATAAACCGACGATGGGAATCGTGCCAAGACACGGCGGGGCGAGTGTTACGATCATGAACCTTGGGAAAAAACATCCAAGTGACGAACACATATATAAAAATTAGTGAAAAAAATCCGACAGTGCCGATAAGTATAAAAATGACACCAGTAAGTGCGGAATACGTGCACTTGAGGATTAGGGAGATTAATAAGGTGCATAACTCGGGTATACTCAACGAAATTAAGCCCGAGAAAACGGTGTATATGTAGTAAATGGTGCTCAACCACAAAACGGGGAAGAAACACACTACGAGAGTGGTAACAATCCAATATTCGTGGTCATCGGTGTTGGTAAAGCTACCATTACTACCGTTTATGAAGGATAAAACTCTTCTCCTAACGCCCACGGGCAAGATGGGCTCAAAAGCAGTGAAAAACTCCTCCATATCCTGAGGTGTGTACGATTCGTACTCGCCGGACAAATCCGTCTCGATGTAATGTATACCTCCTGAATTGTAAAATCGGATGTACCTGGATCCGATAATGTGGGATTCAATCAATTCTAGATCGTCTTCTATCTCGTTGTGTGTGAGGTACCGACGATACCATTCATATTCTTCTTCAACTGGAAACCCGTAACGTATCCACTCAAATGCTAATTCGTGTGGAGTGGATACTGAAGTAAATCGGGTAAGTGTTCTTAAAATAACGAGCCGTTCGCCGTCTGCCAGTATGATTGCTATTGCGACGCCGTTGATAAATACGTCGTTTCTGGCTGGTTGTGTGTCAGAAACTCCTTGAGGGACGATAGATCCGCCGGGTGCGACATCATCAGACCCAGTCCAACTACCTTGACTCCCGTTCAACTGGGAAGTAGCGCGTGTTATATTCTTCTTTCCGCTTCGGTCTTTTAGTAGACCATAGTATCCGTTGAAAGATACAGACTGTTTTGTTCTCCGGTGTTTTGCAAGTCTAACCGGGGGTCCTCAGTTAAGAGCAAGACGCCTCATACTCCTGGTCATGCCAGTGGGCACTCCAAGAGCATTTGCGACGCCTTGAAAGGCTATGTTGGACGCTCCAGCAGCTACCATTCGGTAGCCGGGAGAGCGTACAACAGTGTCTAAGGCTCGTTGAAAATCAGCGAAGCTAGCGGTGGAAGAAGGCATGCCAGAAGGTGTAGGCGTGGCGGATGTGCTATTGGATATGGCGGGAGTCCCTTCCAAATGCATAATGTATTCTATCTCAACAAGAGGCACAGTGGCGTTGGGGACTCCCTGGAAATGCATAGCCCACCCATTTAACCCCGACATGTCGAGTAAGTCTACGTCGTCGGCATGAATAATGAGTCCTGAAACCGTACCAGCTTCTAACTGGGTTCCGTCAGTCACGAGGTTATTTAAAGTGCTATCAGCTGTAGACGTATGAAACATCTCATATGCCGGAGATGATGGCTTGCAGTTGAGTAAAAGGTCTTTCTGGGTTAAATCGTTTAGCGAAATCTCGAAAGCTCCGGGAAGCGCCAATATAGCTGCTGAATTGAACACTGTAGGGTTCAACCCCCCGAGTAACTTGGTGGCCATACCAGAAGACGGGTTGACCAAAGTGTCATTAAGAGCGTTATACCCGGGGGTGCCACCTCTAGTGTAAAAAACGGGAGCAAACACGATGCTACCAGTACGAAACTGTTCAGACATTTGGACCCGGACTTTAAACCCGCATGCAACGACGCGATAGGTGTTCATAATATTCTGGATGGCTATGGGAGCACAAGCGCCGTAAAACCCGTTATTAACGGAGTAACGTACGCCAGCGACGCTTACGGTAAAAGCGGCAGCGTTAAACCCACCTCCAGAAAAATCCAACCAAGTCAAATGAGGGTGAGGGAACATCATGCAACTGCCAGCGGTTGTGCCGGAAGGTGCTTGTGTAGAAATGGCTCCTCTCACTATGTAAGTAGTAGTGGGTGCGGTCATGCGATCGCAAATCCTGCAACCGGCTGCCCCTCCGTTAAAAGGGTTGATAATTGCTCTAACCATTTGGTTGACGGATGCAGGGGTTTGGCCACGGGGAACAATAACCCGCTTTTTGGAAGACTTCTTGTTTTTCTTCTTCTTGTTGTTGTTCTGAGAAATAGGCATCAACATCAATTTTTTCTTGGGCATGCCTCCCAGACCGAGTGGTGTGTAGACTAGATCGCTCCCAATCCAGTTAAACTTACCTGTCAATAATAGTGCATTGTACCTATCTTCAGTGAATATAATACCACTGTCAACTGGAGCATACGAAGCGCCACTCTTGAACACGCCCCTGTCTATAGCGTCCCTAGCTATCTTGTAGCTCACAAGTTTCCCAGAATCGGTCACAATCGCCCCTTGTGCTACCAACATCTCATCTATTTCTTGAGTTAAAGACGAAGGTAATTTAAATGGAGCTCGCTGGAAAACGTACTGACTGATTCGTTCCTTGCCATATGCTCCCTTAGTAAACCCATTCTCGCCTTTAAAATGGCGATCCAGGAATTTCTTGTACTTACCAAGGAAAACAGACTGAACCTCTTTCGGTTTACCCAACATGGAATGCGATCTCTTCAGAGATATCGCTACCTCTTCTCTGGTCTTACCGGTGGACGCTAAAACGGCAACTTCCTTAGCTGGAGTATCGGGTTTAATGGTGCCGTTGTATTTGCGTTTAGTAACCAAAATCTGGTGTTCTCTGGCTTCTTTACCAGAGTACTTGGAAGGTTTGTTGGCTCTAGGATGATCCTTAAAGAATTTGACCATGTCCTTAATGGTGGACTCTGTCTTAGCAGAATCACGCAATGAAGTTTTTGCTACTTTCTTAATAGTTGTCATCGCGGCGAAAGCCTAAGGTACTTACGTTATGGGCGCCCCCAAGCTTCTTTCGTGGCCTCGCCGGGTAGAGTGATCACACTTACTACCATACTGCAGCTTTCGTGGCAGAACCG